ATTAATGTAACCCATTGCTTCAGTCTTGTCAACTTTTTTGAGAAAGTATTTTGCTTTTTTAAAGATGTTAGCCACCTTCTGTTTTGAGAATGGCGAACCTTCTTCAAGATTTCTAATTTTACAATACAAATTCAGTTCTTGCAAATCGGTGTATGGCTTTTTATTGAATGGTACTGTTGATAAGCTAATATATTCTGAAACAGTTTGTCCGCAAACGACTTTGACAACTTTTGTTTGAGGATTCTTATTAACATATTTATTATAATATATATTAATATTATTATATAACATGTTATTATCTATAGAATATGTCTTTATATATCTAGTGCTAAACATATATGATAGATTATATAGGCCATATGAATTCCTTATACCTTCTCCAGCAGGAGATGACATGTCATATAATAATATATTTGGATTATTGTGTATAATAGAAAATCCCATATTCAAACTTAAGTTTTTAAAATATTCAAAAGAAGGATGGTCTATAATTTGATCTATTTTTTGTTGATCTGCGTCCATCGCAATTTCAGCATAAGAAAACGCCAAACCAGTATCTAATATGCTTGATTTGTTTGATGTATTCCATCTTGTCATTGTTATGGGGTTGTTAGAGCTATTTTTAAAAATAAAATCAAAAAAGTTTTTGACATATACCTCATAAGATGTTATATTTTTAATACCTATTTCATTTGGTATATGTGTGTTATTGTAAAAATCTAAAATTTCACCTAAGTAATTTCCATATCTTATTCGAGGGTTTTTGTATGAATTGACCATCTCTAAATCACTAAAAGAAGAACCATCAATAGAAATAAGACCCTTTTGTATGGCTGTTGTCCAATTAAGTCGCATCAGCGAATAGGAATCGGCAACAAAATCAAATACTCTACCATTGGCGGTGCTGACAATGAAGTTTTCATTCGGAATAACAGAGTTATTCTCGTGATCTATAACGCCATAGTGAATTCTCTCAACAAAGTTGGTATTTTTGATCATATTGGGACCAAGGCCGCCATTTTCTTCGTAAGCCTCTATTTCCCACTTTCCACGATAAAAAAGCCTCTTAAGGTTCGGCTTAGTTTTGTTTGTTGATTTAAAGTCTCTAGTCACGCGGTGTTTCTCCTGTGTTTCCATCCGCATCTGATTCTGCAAATGGATTTTCTGGCTCGTCCAGGGTTATAGTTACTTGGTTGCCGCCTGGATAAGCACTAATCACGGTTGCTGTAGGGTCTTCACCGAGAACAAAAGGCAACGCAACCCTGTCTGCTGTTGGTGCGTCTTCATCAACAGCGGAAAGTGCCAGCGTTGCTTCGGCATTCACAACTGCTTGGGTTTCATTCACCCTATCGGCATAGTCATTGTGTATGTCAACACATACAGCCTTGTCTTCGATCTGCTTTGTTGCTCCATCGACCCTATTAAGAACCTTGGTGGCATCTGTTCCTAGGAATTTTGTGGTTATTTTAATTTCGAATTCACCAGGAGTCTCCCCTAAGTTATATTCTACTGATTTTACTATAAAATAGCCGCCCATGCCCATGATGTTTGACATAGTTCCTTCTACATGGGGATCGGATTCTCCAAGCCCACCTGTTTCAAAATAGTGAGATATACTGCCATCCGCATTAACTCTCCAAGGTGGTTCGTCTACCCATCTTTTTCCCCAATCTAATAATGCAAAATTTATGATACATCCCGGATAAAGCATAGTATTTGCTTTGCGCTTTTTGAAAGAAAACTCCAAATCATACACATTAGACAATAGAGAAAGTCCTCCATAATTTGTATTAAAATATCGAGCTTCTCTTAAGTATGGAGAATTTGTCTTTGCGAACGAAACATTCGAAAGAAAATTGTAATTTTTATTCTTTGCTCCATAATATAATGTTGGAGTATATTCATCATCTCTAAGTAGGCCGTTTCTTTGTGCTGCTAATTGTCTTTTGTATGAAGGGAATTGTTGATAAATAACACAATAATTTGTTGATTTTACTTTTTGTGACCAAGAATTAGAATCTTCATCCTTAGCAGATATAAATCTTTTTGGAAATAATATGTCCATTTCCGTACCATCTTGAAAAGGATCGGTTGGATCAAAAACACCGAGGTGTTTTTTGAAGAATCTTGGTTCACTACTGGTGAAAGATGTGGTTCTTAATAATGGAGGGTTTTCATCTGGTAATAGTAAAGAAAAGCAAGTTTCGTATATGATGTCATTTACCAGTCTTCCCACCAAGTCTCTAATAAATGTCCCAACCGGGTAAGATGTTATCCCCTTGTCGACAATGGTGGCGTTGAACCACTCTATGAAGAACTTTAGATCAATAGGTATTGAAATGGGATTGATTACAAGCGGTGGCCCTCCGAGATCTTTTGGATTTGGGACATTTATGGTTCCTACTATAAATCTTAAATTTAAATTTTTTACGGCTTGGCGATGGTTGGCTGTCCCTTGTTCAAACAGGCAATCAAGCAAAACATACATTAAGTCACCTAGGAAAATAAATTTATTTTCAATATCACCAGCAGTGAATGAAGCTCCATATTGAAGAGTGGTATTGCTCATGGGGGACACATTTTTTACATATTCTTTTCGACCATCCAACAAACCTCCAAATGTTCCACCGCGCATTTTATTTTGATCTAGAATGTAGCCATGGATTAAGTTTGCAACTTGCATACGCATGATTATAGATCCCGCAACGGTTGCCTTGGCTTGTTCATCTGCGAATACTGCTTGTTCCATTCTAATTGCTTCCCTTATTAGTTCAGGTTTACAATCATTTTCCATTAATTTGTTTAAGGACTCTTCTTGCCTCATTTGTCGATTAGCAATGGTTTCGGGGTAAGCTAAGGCATCATTGAATGGCATATTCAACATAGCTTCAAAATATCCACGATAGCTGATTGTTAGAGTGGTTTCACCGGTCTCGCTTGATCTGCTTATTTGGTGATCAATGATCGCTAAATCTAAAATCATGCAGTCGCTTTGGTGAGATGCTTCTTGATCCCCATAGGGGGCAACCTTTAATCTCAATCTAGAATAATTTGGACTATATTGGTTTGTTATAAATTGGCCTGGTCCATCTGATGCGCTTGGCTTCTTTGTTAAAGGTAATGTTATTAAATCCTTGATAGTTATCACAGTATCGGTATCTATACCGTCGGAGGGGCCTAGGATAGCTAAATTACTATTCAGTCCCTCGAGAGACCCCAGTTTCCAAGTCATTTCAACTTTTACGTCGTTTCTAGCGGTTGATGGATTTGTCCCATCAAAGGTAATTTTTGTGTTCTCAAGAAAATAGTAAGAACTATCTTTTTGTTTTTCAAATTTATCGAACCGACCAAGGTCCTCAAGAGAGGCACTGTCGATGTCATCCATCATGTCGAATAAAATTTTAGATATCTTCTTTCTGTGAACTGTTGAATTGGTTGAAATCTCTGCTTCCCTTAGTTCATCTTTGTTGTCCTCATAAACCCAGAATACTCCCTTTACCATATTATGAGGAGACTTTGTATCCGTTGTGTTAAACATGTTTTTAACTTTTTTATTTATTGAACAATTGTTGATTAACGCATTTGGATTGTAAACTGCTCCATCGACCACCGTAGGTACTGAACCCACAGCATAAATCCTAGAATCACCACTGCCACTAATCGGTGATCCAAAATCTGCTATTTGGGTATAATAATGAAATCCGAATTGCATGTGAAGCAATCCAGAAATCAAACCGCACTGGTCTAAAGCAGCTAACTCATAATCATCAAGATCGGTATCAATATCAAGAGCTGTGGTGGTAATATCAGCAAAGATTTTACCACCGGCTTTACCTGAAGCTTCTAACCCTCTTAGTGTAGCATTTTGGGCAAAGTTCACCTCCTCCGTATCACTAAAAAAACCAGCATCTAACTGCACTTGGAGAAACTCACTAAAGCCAAGTATGTCTAGTACATAACCATTGGGATTACTGGGATTATTAAAAATGGTTGTAAAAAAGTCAGGCCCTATGGGAATATCGGTTTGGCTGCTGTTTTTGTTAAGAGCCTTCAAAACCGTTTTATCAGCCACAGATACTGTGGAACTTCCTCCGTTTAGGGTATCATCTGCTACAATAACCTTTGCGGCTTTTAAAAAATTCGGAAATAGATTTGTATTTTCTTCCTCCCACCATTTTTTGAGAACTCTTTTTGTTATATCGTCAAAGCTTGGGTTCGAAAGCATTGACAGATAATGCTTTTTAATTCCCGGCATGAAAAATTGGTTGAAATATTCTTTTTTGATAGCATCGCTTACACCATCTGGTAAGTCACCAAGCTTTTTTTGGTCACTCTGGGCTGATGCGTTCACGAAAATGGTTTTCGTCCTACTTCCAATTTCTCCATCAACTCCAAGCATCTTTGTCAATGTAAATAAATCATCACCACTTTCTACTTTAAAGAATCTTTTTTGGGTTTTTAAGTATAGAGAGATTCTAATATGCTGAGTACTGTTAGAATTCAGTGCGTGGAAGCCTTGAGTATCAGCATACCCAGTTTTCACTCCAACTTCACCAGAACTTGTCGCACCCTCTACACCAGCGTCTCTAGCCAGTATATCATTGATGTAACTTGGAAGAATAAGCTCGTCGAATACTTCCTGGATTTTATTTTCTAACGTAATAGTTATGAAAGGAATGCCAATTGCCATTATCTCATCAACTCCACTATTTTACTTGGGTTTTTTGGAATATAAACGATATCTCCAATAGAGTAATGCGCATCAGTTGGTTTTCCATTGATCATTGATATTGTCCACCAAAAATCATAATTTCCAAAATAACGGTTAGACAACTTGAATAAGCTATCGGATGTTGTCCATATATGTTCATTCCGAACTTCAAAATCTACACCAACTAATTTGGAAAAATTCTTTGTTCTACGTATGCGAATAAACTTAAGCCCTCTTTTCTCGAAAACTTCTTTGTATGAATCGCTATTTAAAATCGCTATTTTATCATCTAAAAATTTTGGCATCGTGGTTATCCTAATTTAACTGTTTTTCTATTATAAGGAAATAGGTGTGCGGGGCCTGCTTCGGCGGTGGTTGATTGCATTTTATAAATATCACCTTCTACCAAGGTGTAAGTTTTAATTAAGTCATTACTGTCATAAATGAAATCTAAATCTATAGCTAATTCTTTTGGATATAATTTTCCATCTTCTTCAAAAAAACCCATTTCAAAATTAATTTCAACTGCTAAATTTTGGAGGAACATTGATATTCCATTTTGAAACATAAAATCAAAAGTTAAATTGCCGTGCCCTCTCGCAGCCCCGGCTTTTTCAATAAAGCTTGGGCTATATACTCTTATCCTCCTGTTTGATAAGGAGACGTATTCTTTTTTGCCGCTTGTAACGTTATCCCCAGCAAAATCGTGAAGCAGCCCTATCTCATCTACATCAATTGGTTTTGGTGGCCTATAGAACATTCTCATCAAGTATTGTATCTTAGCGCAATTTCTTTTTGCCTCAGTAATATCTTTCGCCGGCACTAGTAGTTTAAACTTATAGCTTAAATCTTTGAAAGTTATAGATTGATCTGATGCGATTAGTTTTCCCACTCTCTCTTTTGATTCTGCATAAGTTACATTTGTTCCATATGTTCGAGTAAACGATTCTAAAAAAGGCTTAAAAGCAACCCATCGAGTTGCCGTAGATGTCTCAAGAGACATGAAGAAGGCATTGTCTTGGGTACCTTGGTCCAAAGAATAGTCTAGAGAATTTATTTGCCTGTTTGTCTGGAATTCACTGACACAAAATGGAAAAAACTTATTATCATATAGAGTATAATCTCCTGTCGGCTCAAACCCTTCAATGGGCAACTCGTTGATTCTTACTTGAGATGTTTCCATTATAAGCTTTAGGCTTAGTTTTATTACTTTTGGGTACAAAAAATTGTCTAATTTTAAAAAACCGGCTTCCATATCTGGTTCGAAAGAAATTGAGTCTATAATACAGGGAAACCCGAAGTTCATTATGTCATTAAATTTCATGATCAAAGGTGTGGAGTATGATTTATAGGATTTTCCACTAGAAATTATATTCTTAAACCAAACTCTAAATACGGGTGGGATTATACCTAACCCCACATCAACATTCGAAACAGCTTCGTTGCCGTCAAAATTTTCATACTTATATCCGGAATTAGGAGATATTAGTCTTTGAAGTTCTTCTATTTTCGCTAAGTTGTTTCTCGCTTCATTTGTTGAATGCGCTGGAATATTTATGACAACATCAATTTCCATATCTCCGTCAAGTGTTGTGAATACTTTACTATTTTTATCTTTTTCTTCTGTAATCTCCGTCGATTTAGAAATGCTATAGTTCGCACTTTCAATGAATGCCTTGAGCACAACCACTCTTTTCAGTGGAACATTGGCTATATATATAACTTCGCTACCTATTTCCGAATAGTCACTACCAGAACCTCGAAAGGTTTCAGTACCGTCTTGTACTACTCTGTCAAGAATAGTATCAGATATATTGTATCTAGAGGTATATTTTCCTGGCTTCAGTGCCATTTATTCCGCTCCTTTAGTCGATTCTTTCAAATCAACTCTGGCGTCGATAAGATCAATCAATCTATTGTCATGAAACTCAACAACCACATTGATTGGGGGTAGTGACATTTCTGGCATGTTAACGTCAACAATTAATTTTCCTTCTGTTATGCTCTTGATTAACCCGTCAGAGCCCATTACGAATGAAGATGAGCCACCCTCGGTTGACATTGCTAAAAAACCATCTATTTGTATGTTGGAAAGCTCCATTACAGCAGATTTAATTTCATTAAAGCCACTGGCTATTTTTGATGTATCTAAATTGGCCATAGCTTGTATGTCAAAACTAGTTTCAATCCCTTCATCTGGGTGAGTTGCTCCAAATAACCCCATAAAACTTGAGGCTAAACTGTCGACCATTGTCATTGGGGACATAAGCATTTTACCAAATGTCTCTATGCCTTTTCCAATATCAATAAAGAGACCTTCTGCTAAAGATTTCGAACCAGGCAGGTGAACAATATCGTATAGCGAACTAAGAGCAGCAACAAGAGCGACCACCCCCGCTACCGGTGCGCTAATAAGGCCTGCTACAGTCGCCAAAGTCGCACCAATTACCACAAAGGCTATTTTTAAGCCTAATGTAACACCTTGAGCATCGTCCATGGCATCCGTTAAATGGGCAATCCCCATCTCAACAGTTTTAAATATAACCGACATCCCTTTTATCAAAGGTTCAAACATCATAAATAACTGAATTCCCACAATCTTCAGCTTAGTCATAAGTGGAACCAACGCTGCGGTTGCTTCAGCTAATTCTGCTTGAATATCGGCTTGTTCTTTCTGTCCGGCAGCAAGAGCATTGCGTTCTGCCATTGACATGTTCATTAGCCGCTGTGCGTCGGCGACATTCTTAGCGCCGATGGCTTGAGTCACATACATCTTGGTAAATTTATCCAAAGAGTCAAAGTTTCCAACGGATGCTTGGACTTGTTGTTTGATCATATCAATTCTTTCAGATTCATTCATATTCATTAGTTCGATTGTGGAAAGTTGTGTTCCAAGGACAGCATTTAATTTCGAGGCAGCTTCTGCGGCTGTGTCAAAATGATCAAATTGCTCAACCATGCCCAGCAAAGAGCCCATTTCCAAACCTGTAGCTTTGGCTTGTGCGGCAAGTTGCTTAAACACTTTCATATTATTATTTCCATATCTCGCAATAATCCCAGCAGATGCTTGAAAATCACTAGCCATCTTGGACGTGGTAATTCCCACTTCTCTTCCCATCATAACTAATTGCGCGGTCATGTCTGCGGCTGACTCAGCAGAGACGCCCATGGCACGATGAAAGTGATCCATTAGTTTTGCCGATGTTTCAGTGGCAACGCCAAGTTTTTCTAGTCGCGATGCGGTAGATGCTAAGTGCTCAATTGTTTGTGCGGCATTTGGGTTAAATCCTGAAAAGCTACTGGTTAAACCACTTAGCGCTTGAGCATATTCTTTCATCGAGACACCGGATGACAAGGTTGCCTTGTACCCTTCTTGTAATGTATTATTAAACTTGTCTCCAAACCCAGTCGTTCGCCCAATCTCTTTTGACAGATTGTCAAACTCTAGTGCCATCTTTCCGGCAGCAGCAAGAAGGCCAAAGACAGCCGATGCCCCCAAAGTAATAGCGCTGGCAAGTCCCGTAACGGCGCTACCAAGTGCTCCAACGGCAGGGCCCATTACGCCGCCCATTGTAGCAGCAGCGCGTGTAAGGCCGGCACCGAGAGTTGCTAAGTTTTCTTTTTGACCTAAGAGCTTTGTAAGGGAGCCTCCAATTACTGGTAATCTACCAGCAAACTTTTCAAGCAACTTTCCAACACCACCTGCTTGTCTCTCTGCATTTTGCAAGTTTCTTTCAACTTCTTTTCCGTATTCCTGTTGAGTTTTTAGAATATCTTCAATAAGTTTTTTTTGCTCTCTTGTTACAGCAAGTTCGTCATTTTTAACATCTTTTCTTGCTTTTTCGACATTCAGTTGGAGTTGAAGATTCGCCAATGTTGTAGCATCAACTCCAACCATTTCACCTTGTATTCTGGCTATTTCGGCATTAATGTTTCTTATTTCTTGTCTTTTGCTTTCCTCTGCGGCAACTTTGGTAGCTTTCTCCGCCTCTATGTTAAGTTCATCGATCCCGAGAGCGTTCGCTTCGGCTTTAAGGTCAATATATTGTTGCAATTGCTTATTGAGATTTTGTTGGTTCTCTGCTAATTGTGCTGCTCTAGCTAGTTCTTCTGGTGTGGCCATCTATAGATCCTCATTAATACAATAAATAGTTCTCAAAAGAAAATGCTCGGCCAAAGCCGAACATCATTACCTCGAAGACTTCTTAGCTTGCTCCGCTTCTTTCTTGTATTCTTCAATTGTTCTTTCTAACCACCAAGCCCGAAGACCTACAGGTAGATTGTACAATTCAAATAATGACCACCCACCATAATGTTTTAGGGTGAAAAAACATTCATAGACTTGCTCCATGTACTCATCTGTCAGGCCAAAAAAAGTCCGTTCCGAATGGAACCGACATGACCTCCTCATGCTCGCAGTTTTTGCAAACAAATGTTTGTTCCATCTTCATATCTGGAGAGATAGCTTTAAAAGCTGCTCTTAGCACTTTTGCGTCACCAGCGGTCATATTGTCGATAACATAATTAATTGTCTTTGGGTCATGATATCCATTAAAATCCACCACAAAGCGCTTCATTTGCTTTGTAATCAAGTCTTTTGTCATATCCTTGGCCTTACCCTCGGAAAGCATTTCGACCTCATCTTGACCCGTTAACGGGCGTACACAGGCGGCAATGGTTGACGCGGGTAGAGCGATGGAGAATGTTCCGTCTTCGTTGCTTTTTACTTCTTCAGGGTACTCGTCCCCATTATATTCTTCATATTCAGAAAGATCAAATTTAAACTTTGAAACTTCACCACAAGCAGGACACTGTACCTTTGTTTTGTAGTCCGCACCATAGGCAGAAGCTCTTGCGTTAATAATGATCGCATTACGATCACCAATATAAAGAGAGCGACCACTAATATTTGGATTTTTAACAAGATTTTGTATCAATCTGTCGATTGCTAAACCTTTCTTAAGAAGAGATCGGTTCGTTAGAACATCTTCATCTTTAGCTGTCATGTATTTAATTTCAATTGAATCTTCTCCACACAACGGATGCCCTTCTGGATATCTGCCTTTGGAGGGGAGTTGTATAAATTGAGTTGGGGTTACGAAATCCATTGGATTTGCCATTTGTGGGACTTCTTCTGATGGTTTTGGTTTGTGACCGCTCGTCATGCGATCTTGATTGTTTCGTTTCTTCATTAATACCTCTTAGTTTAAGTTCTAGAGCCGGGACCAATTCTTGGCTCAAAATTTTGTCGACCTGGCTCTTCATGTTCTGCCCAATCGTATGTAACGTCTAGGGTATACTGAACAAGATCATCTGATGCGTAATCAAGTTCACCCCAAGATATCTTTGTTATGATTGGATTAAAAAGCGTCCACTTCTCTGTAAAGTTTACATTCGCATCCCCGTCTGTTCCCTCTGGAGCTAATTGATAAATTATAAAAGTATCACCAAAAGCAGCAGAAATATTAGCAGCTTTCTCCGGAGAGACAACTGGAACCAAAAATGAACCACCATTAGCTGCTGATCTGCCATTGGGCAGAATAGAGTTTGCCCCACTCGGAGTGACATACCCTGTCGCCATTAGCATTTCAAATAACTGACCGGAAGTGCTTCTGTTGCCCGTATTTGGATTCGTACCCCATATCTGATTATCGACAAAAGTCATTGTAATCGGTTCCCACTTGGGAATGCCGGGATAGTTATAGCGATGATTAATCATCCTATACTCTTTGCTCTCGATACTTACAGAAGGTTTCGTAATAGTAGACAAGGAGAGCATCCACCCACCATTACCTAGTTCAACAATAAATCTAGATTTTTGTTTAGGATGGTTGCTGTCTGCTTTGAGATCTGTACCCCAAAATGTCATTTAAGACTCCTTAGCTACTAGGTGTGTAACCAGCCTTGAAAATAGTTGAATTACCGGTTGCTGACCATTTAGCCCAGTCGTACTTGACTGTTAAAGAGATCTCGGACAAAGTATCGTCTTCATAAGAAAGTTCGCCAAACCCAACCTTTGTTACGAATGGGTTGTGGAGTTCCCATTGCTCGATTGTATTTCCTTCAGCATCAAGTTGTGAGATGATGAATGGCTTCAGAGCAGCAGTTGCTCCACCTTTTGCCATACTAAACAGAGCGTTTGTACCTGTGAGATACTCCGAATCTGGAAATCTATACCCAGCACCATGAAGAATGTCAAGAGTTTGTTGTGCTGCGTCTGGTGAAACCGGATCAACAAGCATTATGTCAAGATCATTCCAAGTTACCGAACCAGGATACTTGAATGTGTGTCCGAGGAATTTATGTTCCGCATCTCCAACAGTCATTTCTGGCTTTGTGACGGTCTTCGCAAACCACACAACACCGCTGCCATCTCCAACTCCAAGGTCGGTTGTATCTGCTGGTGAAAGTGATGGTGTGTCCATGTTGGCGTTTCCACCGAATTGAATTTTCCATCTAAACTTTCTTTTTGGATCGCCGTCTCCAGCTACTAAATCTGTTCCCCAAAATGCCATGATATT